AAGTATTCTTGTTTGTTTGCTTCCACAAGATTAGGGTGGGGGTTATTGGGCATTTTAAAGATGCAGTTATAGTAGTATCGGTCTTTTGGAGAATGTCCGTACCGTTGCGCAAATAGCCAGTAGACTCGTGGTACAGACCTTCCTGCACGCCATGCCTTTAGCACCTGAGAGCGTAGATATGTTACCTCCTCTTTCTCTTCAACGCTCAGGATTTCCCCAAAGACCGCTTCTTCACCACTTTCCTGCTCTGGTTCTTTCTCAAACACATGTCCGCAATAAGGACAGATTTTGGCGAAGTTAGGAACCACGTTTTGACATACTGGACAAATCTTCATTGGTGCTTCACCTTCCTCCGGCTCTTTTATTGCACACAATGGGGTTTTATGTTTAGCGGTTGACAGTTTTAATCTCTGACAGTTCTCTCCAAAGTCCAGTATAAACGCGTCCTTTTTGCCTTCAAACAGTCTTAGGGCGCGTCCTGCCATCTGTACCCATAATGCCTTGGATTTTGTTGGACGTGCCACTATAGCGCAATCACAGGAAGGTTCGTCAAATCCCTCTGTTAAGACTGCTACGGACGTTATAATTCTCGTTTCTCCAGTCTTAAACCGTCTATATATTGCGTTTCGGGTTGGTTCCGGTAATTCCCCAGAAATTACTTCACTAGGTATATCAACTGTATTGAACTGTTCTGCTAAGTTTTGTGCTTGTTTAACACTGGCACAAAACGCTATTGCCTTTCGCGTGGGACAAACTTCTAAGAATTTTGCTACCACAAACGAGTTTAGCTCATCATTACAGACTAAATTGAGACTGTCTTGAGTAAACTCACCATTTCTGGTTTCTAGTTGGTTGTAATCTATCAACCCGTTATAGCCAAAATGCCTGGCATCTACCAGATGTCCCTGCTCTATGAGTTGCTGGGGATATGGAGCGCGCACTATAGCCTGAAAAAACGTACAAAACCCTTCCGTCTTCTTGGTTCTCCAGGGAGTGGCACTAAGTCCTAAGAACATGCACTCAGACAGAAAAGTTAACTTATTACTGTAATACTCCTGTATACGCCTAAATGTGGAGTAATAGGCGGTGGTGTGTGCTTCATCTAGTATTACCAGTCCTATGCCCTGTGGCAAGTGTTTCCGGTTGGCAATCGTCTGTAGCATCCCTATCTGAATAGGGCAACTGTAATCCGGCTCATAGCCTGGAGATATAACCCCTATTTGGTTAAGCTTAATCTTGTACGCTTTTGTTAGCGTGTTAATAGTTTGCTCTATTAACTTGGTGCGGTGAACTAAAAACATCACTCGACGTTCTTTGTATATGGCATCCGCTATTATCTTGGAGCTGATATGAGTCTTTCCAGCTCCTGTGGGCGCATAAACCAACACAGACCTAAGTCCAGCGCGGTAAAAGTCGTAAACCTCTTTTACGACTTTCTGTTGATATTCCCGTAGCATACACTACTCCTAATTTTCCTGCTCTTTGTGTCTATTTTCTCACTTTTAACTCTGTTTGTCAAGTAGTTTGAGCAAGGATTTTCTGATATCATCTTGCCAAGCAAGAAAGAGGAAAAACGGATGAGCAAATCTATTAAGAATACTCAAGTAATATTAAATCAAGCAGAAATTGGGTATTTGTGGACTACGGGAGAAGTTTCACTAAATAAAACTGAAGACCAAATACGGAACATCATATTTAGCTGTCATCATGTTCCTGATACTGTTTGGGACATTTGGGAGTATTCTCCAGCTGGTGCGTTAGCATACGCATTAGATATAAATAACTGCCGTAAGTATGCGCCTAAGATATTAAATATACTCACAAAGTATAGACAGCACGTTGATAAATTGGCTACATTTAAGAATATATGTGATGTGGTTTGGTCTATGTTTCAGTATGACCCAGGGAATGCGTGTAGATATATTGCAACTGTAGACCAACGTCAAGGCTTCATTCCTAGCGAATATGATGAGTTAGTGCATCAATACCGGAAGTTCAAGGAAACCACAAAGACTTGTAGCTTATTTGCCTATAACCCGGACTTAGAGGAAGTTGGGTTAGATGATAAAGCGTTGTTGTTAACCTTCTCGGCTAGGAATACACTTAATATTTTAAGTGGCAAAAAGACATTGGAGTTACGCAAGAGTAAGCCACGGTTTTTTGATTTTGTGCTTATTTGTGAACGAGAATCCAAAAATATCGTTGGCAGTTTTAATGGTTCTTTGGTTGGTAAAAAAACTAGTCAATTATGGAAAACTTCGTATATAAGCGAATTGCAGATGTCTGTTACAGAGGTAAATACCTATCTTGGCAATAATATGGGTTATGGTATTGCCATTAGTAATGTCAAAAAGTTTTCTAAACCAATTTCCCAAAATTGCTTAAAAATGAGTCATAATAGCCCTGCCAACAAGGAGTTCCGGTATCTTAGTTCCTCACAGATAAAGGAGATTGGAGGCTTGAATGGCTGACAGGAATTATAGCGCTAGATATGGCAACCTCAAAAAGTATAAAAAGCGCGTACATAAAGCGCATCTAAAGACTGGTGGGCGTTGTTGTTGCGGGATTAACCCTTCTGAGGAAATCCACCACACTAACTACCGTAAATCAGGGGATAGATACGGTATTAATATATTCCCTGTTTGCAAGCATTGCCATACCAAAGTTTGTCACTCTAGTGAGAATTGGATAAAGTCTAAGACAGACCCAGTGTGGGGTAACCACAACACTAAAGACTTTACGGATTTATTAAAACTTCGCTATAAATTTCTGTATAAAAAGACCGGCAGATAACCGGTCTTAACTAAAAGATTTCTTCAAAAGGAGACTGATTTTGAAGTTCAGTCTTCTTAATCTTATTCTTCTTCGGCACGTACTTTGTAATACTCCCTGATAGATTCCTTGGTAATAATTTCATTACAGGGAGCATCCATAGGTAGGGAACCCCTTGCTCTTGCTTCAATCCAAGGGGTTTCTTGGTGGGTCATGCGTTCTAATTCGTAAGCATCGCACTGGAAGTACACTTCCACAACCTCATCCAAAAAACTTCTGATATTTTCAGGCAAGTTAGGCTCCTCTACTTCTTGTTGGATGGGACGCCATCCAAAACCCTTATATTGCTGATACAGCACAGGAATGACCGGCCCATGAACCCAGGCCTCAAATTCTTCTTCAAACAGAGCAGTATCGTAGAGCGCTAAATGCCAGACCTGAGCATAGTAAACCAGCTTTTGTAATTTGAGGTTGCTAATATATGAACCAGTTTCGTTTGCCAGGTGAATGAAATAACGTGCTACATCAAAACAAGTAAGCATGTTTTTCCCCCTTTAAACCAGGACAAGAACCAAGAATTCCCCACACTTAACATAGGGTAATCATAACAATAGGTGCATCAAAAGTCAAGTTAAATTTAGGCATACCAGTCAGCTACTTTTTACAGCAGTTTTTATCTATTTAAACCAGATTTTGATTACCTTCTCCCTTTGCGCGAAACAAAAACCGTGGTTCATTTACCTGAAATTCGCTGTAAAAAGTAGTATTCGTAACGCTTTGGCTATTTCCGGAGATGTCTAAACAGGGTCTAGCAGCATAGCCAAGGAGGTTAATGTAGCGGTTGGTAATTCTCGCTTACGTATTGCCTCTTTGATTATTTGCTTGGTTTTCTCACTCAGTTTACTCCTGTTTGTGTTATTGACTTTATCTGGGAAAGGTAGTAACTCCGTAAAGTTGATTGCGGGGTCATCTTTGCCTTTGAACCCATTAAATAAGCCAGCCCACCCAATAGCGTGTATACGTGCTTCCGCATTAGCTTTTTCCATGTATATAGATTCCATTTCGGTAATACATCGAAAAACCACGTAGTCTGGTTGTTGTAGAAAGGTATCCCAGTCTTTAAAACGCCTATCTTGGATTCTGTAAGACTGGATACGCCAATACAACTTCTCCCAGTCTATTTCGCTGCTGGTAGACTCAGTTCCTCCCCCTCGCTATTATCGTCCTGTACAGTTTTTAGCTCCTGCCAGCGAGTGGACTCATTGCGGTAGAATTCATA